AAATTATATCTGTACGCAGATTCTTCTGCAACCAACGATGGATCAACAGCTGGCAACGGCGTTGTGTCTATTGAAACCGGCACAGTTAGCGGAACCGCATTGTTGACTGCACTGGGGATTTCTGCTACTGAATATTATGCTCCAATCTATTTTGCGGGTTACAGCTATCAAGCTCCTCGTTGGGGCAGCACACAAACTCAACCTCGCCCCACAGGTTCTGTATGGCAAAACATCAGCCCTGTAAACAATGGCATGAGTTTGAAAGTCAAAGTTTATAGCACAACCTTGGGAGATTGGGTAGCTCAGACTACTGCAATTTATTCTAATGTGTTCACAGCCACTTACGGCGCTGACCCCAGCGGCGGTGGAAAAAATATTCCTATAGGAACCACAGTAGGAATTTATGATCCTAATTTATGGTTGTATGGACCCAATATCACAGCCGGTATGAAACTACTCAAGAGAGCAGCAATTGGCCAAACTGTTGTAACTGGATTAGAAACATTTACATCAACAGAAACACCATTTACACCGGGTAATGAATTTAATATTGTGGGAAGCTACGCTGGTTCAAGCAATACTAATTTAGGAACAGCAACTATTGGTGGAACGGGCACTGTGGCGGACTTTATTGCAGCCGTAAGTGGAGCTGATGTTCCTTATGTGGCTGCTACCGTAGACAGCAGCGGCGCTATTGTATTCACACACAGCCAAGGCGGAGACATCGTTTTGACTCCGGTTGTTGGTAACCCAGTGGCCACAGCTGGATTTACTCCTGAAACTCCCTTTGTTCAACCCGCACTGACCGACGTCAACCGTATGGTTCTAAGCAATTGGACCGACGAGCCAGAATTTGAGTTTATCTACAGTGACACAGCGCCAGATCAAAACCCAGCCAATGGTCGCATGTGGTATTACAGTGCCGCCGGCACAGGTTCTGCTGATATTATGATTCAAGACAATGGTATTTGGCAAGGTTATCAGAATGTGGCCAATGATTCTCGAGGCTTTGATTTGACATTGACCAATGCCACAGGACCTATCTTTGCTGCTACTGCACCTACTACACAGACAAATGTTGCACAAAGTTCTCTGCAGTACGGCGATTTGTGGATTGATACCAGCGACTTAGAAAATTATCCTAAGATTTATCGTTGGGAGCCAGTCAGCGGGACTGATCAATGGGTTGCTGTCGATACTGCCGATCAAACCACACAAAATGGTATCTTGTTTGCTGATGCTCGTTGGGCTGCCAGCGGTGCAGTAGACCCTGTTAGCGATCCTATTCCTCCGATCTCTTCTGGTACAGATCCGCTGATTACCAGCAACTGGGTTGATCTTGACGCACCTGACCCAAGCCTTTTCCCAGAAGGCATGTTGTTGTTCAACACACGTCGTTCTGGCTACAACGTCAAAGAGTTTACCACAGGATATTTTACCGCAGCCAACTATCCAGACGCTGGCAGCTTCGACCCTGCAGATCCGACCAATGATGCAAACTTGCCTGAGTATAGCTATACCTGGGTCAGTGCTTCTGGAAACAAAGCCGACGGTTCAATGTATGCTGGCCGCCAAGCACAACGTCAAATGGTTGTCAAAGCCATGAAAGCCGGATTGGATACAAGCCTGGGCGCAAGAGAAGAAACCGCACAGTACACACTGATTGCAACTCCTGCTTATCCTGAGTTGATTCCAAACATGATTGCACTCAGCAATGAACGCAATAATACATTGTTTGTGGTAGGTGACACACCAATGCGTTTGCCTGGCAATGGTACAGATCTCAGCGCCTGGGCCAACAACAACGGCGGTCTTGGATTCTCCACAGGCGACGGACTGGTTGCCACCAGCAACTACATGGCCACATTCTATCCAAGCTGCACCACAACCAACACAGATGGCAGCACCGTGGTCACTGCACCAAGTCACATGATGGTTCGCACCATTATTCGCAGTGACGAAGTCAGCTATCCATGGTTAGCCCCTGCTGGTACACGTCGTGGTGTTGTTGACAACGCACTGCAACTGGGTTATATTGACTCTGCTACAGGCGAGTTTGTACCACTTAGTGTTAACCAAGGTCTGCGCGATGTACTGTACACCAACAACGTAAACCCAATTACTTTTATTCCTGGAATTGGCATTACTAACTTTGGTAACAAGACATCGACCACAACTACCACAGCGTTGGATCGTATCAACGTTGCACGTTTGGTTGCTTACTTGCGTGGCCGACTTGAAGAAATTGGCAAACTGTACCTGTTTGAACCCAACGATCAAATTACACGTAATCAAATTACTAACCAGATCAACAGTTTGATGATTGACTTGGTGGCTAAGAGAGCACTGTATGACTATTTGGTTGTGTGTGACTTGAGTAACAACACACCAGCCAGAATTGACCGCAACGAATTGTGGGTTGACGTAGCAATTGAGCCTGTGAAGGCCGTTGAGTTCATCTACATACCATTGCGCATCAAGAACACAGGAGCTATAGCTGCAGGCGCCTAAAAATAGGGCTTCGGGGCCCTATTTTTTGAATCTGACAACAGGTAAATAAAAGCAACAGGAGAGATTATAAGATGCCATCTTCATCATTAAACAACATGACAGTGCCTTTGGCCAGTGACCAAAGTGCAAGCACACAAGGCTTGTTGATGCCAAAATTGAGATACCGCTTTAGAGCGGAGTTTCAGAACTTTGGTGTCAGTGCTCAAACAACAGAATTGACCAAGCAAATTGTTAGCTTTGCTCGCCCCAATTTAACATTTGAAGAAATCACATTGCCTATCTATAACAGCACAATGAAGTTGGCCGGCAAGCATACTTGGAATGATATATCAGTTGAAATTCGTGATGACGCGGGCGGCAACGTTAGCAAGTTGATTGGTGAGCAATTCCAGAAGCAGTTGGACTTCTTGGAAATGAGCTCGGCAGCAAGTGGCATTGATTATAAATTCCTCACACGTTTGGACATCCTTGATGGTGGTAATGGCGCTAACACTCCAGTGGTACTGGAAACTTGGGAACTATATGGTTGCTATCTCAAAGCAGCCGACTATGGTCCAATGAACTATGGTAGCAACGAAGCTGTACAAATCACTATGACCATTGCGTATGACAATGCTAACCAGACTGGCAACGGTGGCAAGCCAGGCGGTGTTGGAAGTTCTATACTGACAGGCATAGGACGTACTGTAGCAGGCTCTGTAACAGGTGTTGGATCCAGCGCCTAAGGAAACATAAAATATGTCATCCTGGGGCCAAGACTTCCTCAAGGGGTTTACCGAAGTCAACAGCTTGCGTGATTATACTCACGCAAGCAAAACTTTTAGAACCAACTATTACGAACTTAAACCTCGTTTTAAGTTCTTATTCCACGTCAAGTTCAACATCAACAATGACATAATTGGCAAGTTGGTCAGCAACAAAATTTTTCTCAATGAGAACATTGAAAACCTAAGTTTGGCAGTGAAAACTGTTGACTTGCCCAAATATAAAATTGACACACATGTGTTGAATCAATACAATCGCAAACGTGTGGTTCAAACCAAACTCAATTATGAACCAGTGAGTGTGACATTTCAAGACGACGGGGGCGACAACATTCGTCAGTTATGGTACCAATACTACTCATATTATTATAAAGATCCATCACAGCAATACGTGCCTAACATTCCTACAACCAACGGCAGTATAGGGCAAATACAACAAAAGCAAAATGGATTCTCATACCCCACACGTGATATCTATTCTGCTGAACGGGTGGGTAATGTCAACGACTGGGGATTTATCGGTGAAAGCTATTTGGATCTATCTAACACGGCCAGTGGCAAGCCACCATTTTTCCAAGACATAGAAATCTACGGATTTGATCAACACAACTACGCCAGATATATTTTGGTCAATCCTATAATTACCAACTGGAATCATGATCAGTATGACTACGCACAGGGCGGCGGTGTGATGCAGAACTCCATGACCATTGTGTATGAAACTGTGAAATATTACTCAGGCAAACTGGGCAACCCAATCGACCCCAATTCTGGATGGCCTAATAGAAACCGTTATGACACTACACCAAGTGCAATTTCTCGTCCAGGCGGCACAGCTACCATCACTGGCCAAGGTGGACTGCTGGACGCCGGCCAAGGAATATTGACTGATCTGGAAAGCGGCAGCGTAGCGGGACTTGTGGGAGCTGCACAAAAGGCCGGTACACTCTACAACACGTTCAAGGGCAAGAACTTGAAGAGCATTGTACAGAGCGAAGCAGTGGCTTTGGGAAGAGACGTTGTGAATCAGCAAGTTACACCAAGCTCTGTGAGAAATGCTATGAACAAGGCCGATGGGTGGGTGTTCCCAACTACAGCCCGGGCTCGCAACTTTAATCAAGCCAGAGCAATTGATGAAGCTGCAGGAGGATTCTAATGGCCACAGGATCAACAGTTAATTACGCCAACACCAACATAGATCTCTCAGTAAGAGTGTTTGACGATTTTTATAACTATGATGTCAATGTGCCTGCGGCAGAATACGACATTGTCAACAGCTTTTTTAAAAGTGTCATGGCCGATGCCAAAGCAGCCAACAACTTTACCGTTAGTTTGTTTAGAGTGGCCAGCAACACAGGTATACCTGCGTTGACTTTGTTGGACACATTTCAAGGACAATCTGGCTTGGATCTCACGGTCAGCATGGCCTATTATCTCAACAACATTCGCAGCAGAGCCACATTGTTGGGTATTAATGCTCGAACTGTGCCTAACTTTTACGCTGCCAGATCTGTACTACAATGAGCAAGTGGGCACAGGGCGTATATCAAGTCATCAATGGTAAAAAATACGTAGGCAACGGCAACCCACGTTATAGATCAGGCTGGGAACATAGCTTC